GTCATTTCCTGCGACTAGGAAAATATTTTCCTGGGAGCTGTAACAGGTTGGGAAAACACAGCAATAGGTTTACTTTTTTCAGACCAAAAAAAAACGAACACCACAATTAAGTAGTGTTCGCTTCTATCTAAATACTATTAGTCAGTATTTTCAAACATGGTTATTAGTTCAGGTTTTTTTAGTAAAAACTTTTGCCACTCTAATAGAAGATAATAAAAATCTTCTTGGCTTCTCACTAAAGGAAAAGGACTTCCCCATTCCTCCTGGCAGTTTAAAGTTTCAAAAAATTCTAACATTAACCACATTGTAATTAACGCACCCATGTCTGTTTTATTTATATTTGCTTTTAATATATCCATAATTTTATTTAATTAAGATTAAAACAATTTTTAATCACTACCTTAATATGTCAACGAAAATCAAAAATAGCCGTTTTTTTTTAATTAATTTACAGCGACTAGGAAAATATTTTTTTGCAAGGTTTAAAACTCAGAACAAAAAAAAAGGCAGTAACCACTAATTAAAGTAGTTACTGCCTTATTTATTTTTAAGCTACGAGACTATTCTTATCCACATAAACAACCTCACCAAAAGGTAAATTATTAGAATAAGAACTTTCTTCAGTAACGCACCATATAACAGGAACTTCAGGCTGAACGTCAGCATCAACCACTCCGAATCCGTCTGTAAAATAAACGAATGCTTTTACGTCCTGGACTTCATCCGAATAATCATTGAAGAGATTAAAGGGAGGATTAAATTCTGTTCCTCCTCCTCCTCTAGCTTCAAGTTTTACCTCTTCGCCCTGGTCAAGTTCGTACACATCCCACCATTCACCATTAGAATTTTTTCTTACGACTGTATCGCAATAACAAACTCTAATTTTTTCTAAACCACATGATTCAGCCATTGAAATAATTTCGGTAGTGAATATGTTTAGTTCGTCTTGGTCAATTGAACAAGATGTATCTATGGCTATAGCTAACTCACCTCCCTGGGAAGATTTAACTTTACTAGGTAAATATAAACCTCTCCAGGTATGACGTTTATTAGGTCTCGCCCACGTTCTATCGTCAGCCATAGAACTTGAAAGAAAATCGCTTAACAGTTCATGCCAGTTAAAATTGATTTCCTGTAATTCTTGCATTCTGCGACCTATCGCAGAGCCTGAATCACTTCCTATAGATTTCTCAAGTTTGTCAGCTTTAGATACTGCATTCCTAATTTCCGTTTGAAGGTCAGACAATTCTGAATCACCTAAAGGTTTTCCTTCTTCGTCTTGAGCCTGTATGACTTCACCTACTGGCATAGGAAGTTCATCCCATTCAGTAGAGGAAACGTCTACTTCCTCACCTTCATATCCTGTAATATCGTTTACAGTATCTTGTAATGAATCGTCATCTTCTGCCAAAATTTGATACACCTTTTCAGCAGTCATACCTCTATATTTAGTATCAAGTAAACCACCTTCAGGTAATTTCATTCCTAAATCCCAACAAAGATAAGCATTAATTACATAGTCAGTTGCGTAATTCCATAGAACGTGATGTCTATTTCCTTTTCGCAAGGGATGTTCCCATATAACGTGGCTAGCTTCGTGAACTAAGACTGCCTGTAATTCCTTAACAGAAATACTTTTGACAAAATCTTTATTCCAAAAAATTCTTTGTCCGTCAGTAGCTAACGTATCAAAAGAATCATCTTCAACCAGTTCTAAGTTGAGCAACATTGAAGCCATTCCAATATTACCCTTCATTAGTTTTGCTCTAGCTTTTATAAGTTTTTGTTCAGTCATTCTTTACCTCCAAAAGCCTTATCAAAGAAACTTCCTTTAAGGTCTCCTACAGAACTTTCTAAATCTTCTGCAACCTTCTTTCGTTTAGCTTCTCCCAATTCAGTTTCATCTCTAAGAGAATCATAAGAATTGATTGAGGCAAAAACAGAAACAAGACTTTGATGAGCATTAGTTATGTCTGCATCATTCCCTAAAATGTCAGAGTTAATAGAAGGGAGCATATCAATAGACTGTTTTAATTTCTCAAAACTGGTCTTGTGAAATGTTTCACCATTCTTTAACTTATCGACAATATGATTTACTTGTTCAAGTAAAGCCTCAACAGTAACCTTAAAAACATTTCTTACATTGTTTGCAAGTCTGTTTTCAGTTTCTTGTTGAATGCTAGCTTTCATTTTGTCAGAGACATTTAAACGAATATCAGAAGACTTAGTTATGTCCTGAATTAGTTCTTTCTTAAAATCAAAAACAAATTTGCTTCTAAGTTTTTCAACATCAGGATAATCTTCTTCATTAAATGCAGAGCCTAATTTTCTTTCAGCTACAGAAACAAAAGTATCATAATTTTCAAGAAAACTTTCTGCTTCCTCAAAAAAATCAGCTTTAGCTTCTTCCATTTTCTCGTCTAGTAGGTCTAATTGTGTACTAGGACACAATCTCCACCCACTCGTGCTAGTTGAATCAGAATCCGATTCACTATCGCTCCAGGGAACAGTTAAAGCATAATAGTATTCTCTACGAATCCTATTTGTTATACGTCTGAATATTTTATTAATATTCTCTCCGTACATATGCTTAGAAACGTGCAATGTTCTATCATCTGCTCCTACATCACTTTCTAACCCTTCTCGTAAACTTTTATCTACCTTAATACCACTAGGATGTTTAACAGTTAAACTAACCAGTAGTGCTTGTTTAGATAAAAGGCTTTTATTATTTTTATTCATAAACCCTCCAGTCTATATTGTTAATAATCTGTTTCGCATGACCCATAAATGAACAGGTCGCTCGTCAGTATGGTTAATTCCATATACAGAAAAAAACGGAGGGCATTTCTACCCTCCATAATTTTATACCTCTAAGTCTTGATGCTTAACTTTGAACTCATTGAAAGTTGTTGTTTCAACAAGTTCAGTTCTTGCATTGATTAGAGAACGAACAAAAAATACTTCGTATTCAGGAGTTGGAAATTGCTCTATGTATTTCAGAGCATTTTCAAAATAACCTTCAATTAAAGAATCGCTAGCTTCCTTAATTACAGTTATCAACGCAACGACTGTAGCAAAATATATTCCGTTCTGTTTTTTCTTATCCTTCGCCTTTTCAGGAGAATCAATTTTCCCCTCGCAAATCTTTTGCAAGTCAGGAACATCTTCTTTGAGTTGCAAGAAAGATGCAAATTCAATTGATGCAGTTTCGCCTACATTAATGTCTGCGAATTTCTGTATAAATGAATTTTCAGGATTAGTCTTTAAAGTGCTAGACAATCTTGTCCAGGAACGAGGGCAAGGTTGAGGAGCAATGACTTTAGGGTCAAAAACATTCAACCAGTTAGGCTGATAATTTAAGAATCCTAAAATGTCAGGGTGAACATCATTCTTGACTGCCCAATTGAACCAGTCATTAGAATCGTGAACGAACTCAATCATTGCACACCTGGAA